GTGCCGAAGGTCTACAGCTACATCCGGTTCAGCGACGCGCGCCAGGCGGCCGGGGCGTCGTCCGAGCGCCAGCGCGCCTACGCCGAGCGCTGGGCTGCCGAGCACGGCCTGCAGCTCGATGACCAGTTGAGCATGCGGGATGAGGGCCTGTCGGCGTACCACGAGCGGCACATCAAGGCCGGAGCGCTGGGCGCCTTCCTCGCGGCCGTGGAAGCCGGCCAGGTCGAGCGCGACAGCGTGCTGGTGGTCGAGGGCCTGGACCGCCTGAGCCGCGCCGAGCCCATCCAGGCGCAGGCGCAGCTGGCCAGCATCATCAACGCCGGCATCAGCGTGGTGACCGCCAGCGACGGCAAGGTCTACAGCCGCGAGCGCCTGAAGGCGAACCCGATGGATCTGGTGTACTCGCTACTGGTGATGATCCGCGCCCACGAGGAGAGCGACACCAAGAGCCGCCGCGTGCGTGACGCGATCCGGCGCCAGTGCGTGGCCTGGAAGGCGGGCACCTACCGCGGCCTGATCCGCTACGGCAAGACGCCGGGTTGGCTGCAAGTGATCGACAGCCAATGGCAGCTGATCCCGGAGCGGGCCGAGGCCCTGCGCGCCGCCGTGGCCATGTGCCTGCAGGGGCTGGGCACCGGGCACATCGCCCGGCAGCTGCACGCCGCGGGGCTGGCCAGCAGTGCGGCGGTGCCCACGTCGGGCCACCTGGTGCGCCTGCTGTCGCAGCCGGCGCTGCGCGGCGACAAGCACCTCGAGCTGGACGGCGAGGTGCACGTGCTGTCCGGCTACTACCCGCCAGTGCTGGACGATGCGACGTGGACCCGCCTGCAGGACGCCCTGCAGCTGCGCGGCCGACGCCAGGTGCGCGGCGAGATACCGAGCGTGCTGACTGGCACCGGCGTGGCCGTCTGCGGCTACTGTGGCGCGCCGCTCAAGGCGCAGACGATGGCCAGCAAGCGCCGTCCCGACGGCACGCTGGCTGATGGCCACCGCCGGCTGCAGTGCGTGCGGGTCAACAGTGGCCAGCCGTGCCCCGTGCCAGGATCGTGCTCGGCCGCGCCGATCGAGCGTGCACTGATCGCCTACTGCAGCGACATGGTCAACCTGCAGGCGCTGTACGCCGACGATCGCGCCGCCCTGCCCCGCGCTGAGCTGGCCGTCGCCCAGGCGGCGCTCTCGGCGGTCGAGCAGAAGCTGGCCAGGCTGACCGAGGCGCTGCTGGCCACCGACGATCCGCCGGCGACATTCGTGTTCCGGGCCCGGGAACTTGAGCGCGAGCGGACGGAGGCCGCTGCCGCCGTCCAGAGCGCAGAGCAGGCCCTGGCCGCTGCATCGCGCGCCGACATCGCCGGCGCCGACGAACGGTGGCGCACGCTGGCCGCCGGCGTTGAGGCGCTGGACTACACGGCCAGGATGCAGGCGCGGCAGCTTGTGGCCGACACCTTCGAGCGCCTGGTCGTCTACCGGCATGGCCGGCGGCCGACTGCCACGCCCGAAGGCGTGATCGAGGTAGTGCTTGTGGCGCGTGGTGGCACAGCCCGTCTGCTTCGGATCGACCGTGCAGGCGCCTGGCATGCCGGCGAGGACGTGCTGGCATCCCCCTGACGACCCCACTTTAGAGTGGTAGCAGACATCACCTCACCAGCGCACACTGCGCCAGCAGCCGAGACAGTGGCAGCCACCTCCCCCGGTCGGCGCGCTGGACGCACGCGGTGCACCGCGGCGCGATCGTCTCGGCTGCACCCTGGCGCAGATCCTGAGCCACCGCCGCCCTACCCTGCGGCAATGGCCAACGGCGCCCCATCACATCCGCTCGAGCTGCGCCCCTGCTGGTACTGCACCAGCTACGGCGGCATGCGTGCCTCAGGCACCGCGGCTTGGTGCGTGGAGCGCCGGCAGCTGCAGAGCGCGCCCGAGTGGGGCTGCGCGCTGTGGTCGCGCGCGCCGGGCGTCGACGATGAGCCGTGGGCGCCGGCGACCTGGCGGCCGCTGAAGCCCGAGCTGGTCAGGCCAATCCCAGCCTGACGGCCATGGCGCCGGCCTCGCCCCGGCTGCTGATGTGTAGCTTCCTGTAGATGGCCTTGATGTGATCGTTGACGGTGAACCACCTGATGCCCAGCAGACCGGCCACATCCTTGATCTCGCAGCCCTTGGCCAAGTAGGCCAGCACCTCAGCCTCGCGCGGCGTCAGCGGCTCGATGCCGGCGACGGCGACCGCGGCGGACTGACAGCGCGGGCAGGCGCAGGCTTCACCCACCAGCGATGTCCCGCCGCACGTCGCTCAACACCTGGCCGATGTCCTTGCCCTCGCGGCGCGCCATCCAGGTGAAGCACCATCGCGTGACCGCCCAGGCGGGCAGCCCGCAAGCAAAGCACACCCCGATCAGCGCGACGGCACCGGTGTAGCTGTGCGTCCAGCTCTGCAGCCCGAGGTACTGCACCAGCGCAGCGCCACCGCAGACGCTGCCCAGCACGGTGGTGATCAGGGCCACGGTCCACTCGCGGGCGCTGCGGGGCTGGGTCATGAGCATCACGACCAGCGATGCCAGGCCGGCGGCGCCAGCCGCACCGCCGATGAGCTTCCATCCGGCCAGGCCGGCCGCGGTGGAAGTGGTGGGTTCTCCGGTCATGCTGGTGGCTCCTGAAGTTGTGGCGGATCAGTTGACGCTGCGCGCCGTTTCATACCAGTTGGTGCCATCGCACGCCAGGGTCAGCGTGTCGTCGGCGGTGGTGGTCATGCTGCTGGCCAGCTTCAGGTTGCTGCCGTCGGTGACGGTCAGCGCGCCCTGGAACACCAGCACGACGACGGCGCCGCTGTGGCCGGTGGCGGCGATGCTGGTGATGCCGGTGGTGCCGCTGATGACCACCACGCGCTGGCCCAGCGGGATGGCGATGGTGGCGGCGCTGGCCACCACCACCGCCGCCGGCGGCGCCAGCTGGCCGTGGGCGCCGTGCAGGCCGGCGCGGTGGTCCTCGGCCGAGGTGATGGCGGTGGTGCTGGTGGTGAGCTTGGCCACCCGGGCGTAGGTGGCGGTGTCCAGCCAGTGGGTGGTGCTGGTGCTGACGCTGAGCGCGCCGGTGGCGCGGTTGACCACCACGTAGTTGGTGGTGCTGGCAGTCAGTGCCAGCGTGCCGTCGGGGATGGTCAGGCCACCCCAGGTGCCGCCGTAGAAGCCCCAGGTCAGCGCGGTGGTGGCGGGCTGGCGGGTGCCGAAGGTGGCCGCCGCCGCCAGGGTGGCGAAGTTCTCATTGACGGGCACCTCGGGCGATGCCTGGGCGCTGGTGAGCTGCTGCATGGTCATGGGATGGCTGTCCAGGTGATGCCGTCGGCGGTGGTGATGCAGACGCCGCCGCGACCGGCGTCCAGGGTGTAGGCGCCGCGGGGCTCGACGGTGCCCCAGGCCGGGAAGGACACGACGCCGACGGCGTCGCGCACGGTCCAGCCTGTGCCGCTGCCGTCGTTGATGGCCACGGTGGCGCCGCCGGCGGACAGCGCCACCACGGCCGAGCCGACCTGCATGAAGCCGGCGAACGTGGCCGGCACGGTGGTCATGGTCCACGTGGCGCCGCCGTCGGTGCTGACGCCCAGGCGCTGGTAGTACGTGGACGCGGTGCCCATCTTGTCCTGCAGGGCAACGTAAAGCCGGCTGCCGATGCTGGCCGCCGCCCAGATCATGCGGTTGATGGTGCTGTTGTTGGTGCCGCTGATGGCGCTGCAGCGCGTCCAGCCGGTGTAGCCGTCCGGGTCGGTGGTGCGCCAGGCGGTGTTGGCGGTGTAGGTGAACCACCCTCCCCCGCTGAGCGGCAGCAAGGCCCTGGGCTGGAAGGCGCCGAAGGGGAAGTAGTCGATTGCGCCCGGTGGGTCGCCGGTAGGGTCGGCGGCGGACAGGGATGCCGACAAGCCCAGGATCGTCCAGCTGGGGATGGACGTGGACTTGCGCACGTTGAAGGCGCTGTCGATGGCCACAGCGGTGGTGCCGTCCGACCCGATGCAGTTGACCGCCGGCAGACCCACGCCGGCGATGAGCGTGGGCGGGGTGCTGTAGTCGGTGGGCACGGTGATGGCGGCCGACGGGCTGACCACGAAATACTGGGTGCTGCCCAGCCGGAAGTTCAGCGCTTGGCTGGACCGACCGGCGCCCATGTAGGACGTGTTGGCCAGGTCCAGCGTGCTGATGGCGCCGGCGTTGGCCACGTAGTACTCGGCCGCGCTGGCGCCCGGGCGGAACAGCAGCGCGCCGCTGGCGCTGGCCAGCACGATGTTGGCGAACTGGCGCGCGGTCTCGGGCGGGGTGGTCGGCGGCGGGGGCAGCGGCGCGCCGGGCGTCGCGGGGTCACCGGCCAGCGATGCCGGCACCGGCAGCGTGGCCAGTGCCGCGTAGCCTCGGCCCACGTCGTCGCTGACCTGGCACACGCGCACCGTCAGCGTCGCCGGCGCGGCGCCGAAGTCGGCCACCAGCTGGGCACGGGTGTAGTCGGCGTAGGCCGCGCTGCCGGCGGTGATGGTGCGCGCCACGATGGGCCCGTTCATCACCTCGACGACGAAGCTGCCGGCGCCCGACTCCCAGGGCACCACGATGCCCTGGGGCCCGCCGAAGCCGGTGGCCAGGCGGGTGCGGCGCTTCCAGGTGATGCGCAGGTCGTCGGTAACCAGGCGCTGCAGGCGCAGGTCCACCGGAGCCAGCGGCTTGCTGGACACGCCGGTGTTGCGGAAGGTCTGCGGGCTGGCCGATGCGGTGGACTTGCCGTTGGTCACGGCGCGCAGGTTGGTGGTAACGCCGATGTCGGCCGCGGTCTGCCCCACGCGGCGCAGGCCTTGCGGGCGCAGCAGCACCACGCGCTCGGCCGCGGCGTGGCCTAGGCTGGCCCACTCGGTGCCGCGCTGGCCGCGCAGCAGGCGCGACAGCGTGTAGGTGTTGGGGTTGGTGCCGGTGAGTGTGGCCACCATGAAGCGCACGATCTCGCTGCCCACCAGCAGAGCGTTGACGCCCTGGTCGGCCAGCAGCGCGTCGCGCGTGACGCTGGCCAGCTCGCCAGCGCCCACGTCGACGGCCAAGGTGTTGCGCTCGTCCATCACCGCGCCGCCGGTCCAATCGCCCAGCGTGGTGGTGGCCGTGCCGATGACGGCCGACTCGCCAACCTCGGCCACGGTGGTGTAGGTCACGCCGTCGGCACTGCGCTGCACCACGGCGCCGGGCCAGTGGGGGGTGACGCCCTTGGCGGCCACGTAGTAGCCGGGGGCGGTGTCAGCGTCGCGCAGCTGGGGGATGTCCAGCGGCAGCAGCACGGTGTCGGCCAGCGCCGTCACGTCGGCCTGGGCGGTGTACGCGGTGTCGGTGGTCCCGGTGCTGACGATGGCGCGGGCGTCGTCGGCCACCAGCTCCAGGGTGAGCACGCCGCCGGCGTCGTTGCGGCGCACGATGCGCATGCGGTGGGTGACGCCGTGCTGGTCGACGGGCTGGATCACGTCGGTGGGCTGCAGCCGGGCGTAGGCCAGCGGCAGGTGGATCGTGGCCGTGGTCAGCCCGGCCAGGCCATCGGCCACGATGGCATCGGCCACCGCCTTGGCATCGGCCGGCTGCATGGCCAGGCCCAGCTGCACGGTGCTGACGGCCGCCTGGCCGGCGATGAGGCGGTCGGAGACCTCGGTGCCCGTCTGCTGGTCGTTGGCGGCATTGGCATAGCTCACGGCCACCTGCGGCGGCAGCTCGAGGTCGCTGGCTACCGTCAGCGCGATGGGCTGCTCTTGCGCGCGGTCAGCGCCGTAGCCGAGGTGGCTGTAGGGGATGGTGGCCACGGCGGCACCACCGCGCGGGACGAAGCGCAGCTTGTCGTCGACCACCGCCTCGAACCGGAACGCGGTGGCCAGCTGCTCGAGGATGCCGCGCGCATTGCCAGCCTGGCCCTGAGAGAGCCCGACCAGCTGTGCGGTGACGCCAGCGAGCGCGGTGGTGTCGACCTGGTCAGTCCGCAGACCTGCACGGGCACACACCGCGGCCACAGCGTCGGACACCGGGATCGGCGCAGGGGTGTAGGTGGCCAGGCTGTCGTCGACCGGCGGGGTGCTGGGCGCCGAGAAGGCAGCGGTGTACCGGGCCCAGCCGCGCGTCACGCGCAGGCCGTCGATGTCGCCATCATGGCCGTCCACGAAGCTGCGCTGGCTGTTGCCGATGAAGACCTTCTTGCCGCCAGCGGCGCGGCGGTAGCCGTTGGCCGACGTGTGGGGCGCGCCGTTGACGAAGAAGCGGTAGGTGCTGCCCTGGCGAGCCAGCGCCAGGTGATACCACTGGCCCGCCACCACTGCGACGCCACTGTCGATGATCTGCGACGACGTCGCGCCGGCGGGAAAGAGAGCCTGGAAGGTCTTGTACGCACCATCATTGACGATCTGGTATTCCTCGCGGCCGCCGGCGCTGCTGTCGTCGGCGATGCGGATGAGCGTGCGCGGCCTGCTGGGCACCGCGTTGAAGCGCATCCAGCCCTCGATGCAGAAGTCGCTGCCGTTGAGGTCCCAGTCGCCCGAGGTGCCGAGCGAGTAGACGACGTTGCTGCCACCGCCACCGCCGGGCGTGCCCTGTACGTCGAGCGACTGGCCGAAGCGCCCTTCCGAGGTCCATCCGGCGCCGTCAGCGGCAAAGTCATGGCCCTTGATGTCGACCAGGCTGCCATCGAACTGCATGAGCAGCGTCACCTGGCGGCCCTGGGCAGTGCCAGCCGTGACCAGCTCGAACATCAGGTTCGGCAGCTGACCGCCGCTGCCCAGTTGCAGCCCCTCGATGAAGGCATAGGCGCGGCCGCGGTAGGCGCAGGCGTCTGCACTGCCGACAGCGGCCTCATACGTCGGGTCGGGCAGCTGGGTGCGCGAGCCGGGGTAGAAGGTGTAGCGCTTCCACACCTCGGTGTTGGCACTGGCATCCAGCGTGGAATCGCTGCTGGTGTTGAGCGCGCCGTACACCAGCTTGCCGTTGCTCCAGATGCGGCTGACGCCCAGCGCCGGACCGTCGTTCAGGCCGATGAGCAGGTCCACCTCATAGGTGTAGGTGGTGGACTCCGCGCCGCCGCCCTTGCCCACCTCCTGCGTGGTGGCGATCTCGCGCTTCTCGCTGGCCCACCACACCTGGCCGGCGATGCGCGTGGTGCCGACCGACCAGGGCAGCGGCTGGCCATAGGCGGCGCCGGTGACCTTGAGGTCGTCCAGCCGCGGGCCGGCGGTGCGCTGGGTCTGGGTGGCCGAGTACAGCATGGACCCCAGGGCCCAGCCGACCTGGGCCCCGGTCGGGCCGCCCACCATGAAGCCGACGGCCGCGCCGGCGGCGGAGACGATGAGCTGCGCCATCAGGCGACTCCCTCAGTGCTGGCCGACGGCGTCACCCCGGGCAGCCGGTAAATGCCGCGCAGCGCGGCGCCGCGCGCAAAGAGCAGCCGGGTCTCGACCACGCGACCGGCTGCGCTGCTGGCGTGGATGAGCGACCAGCCGCCGTGGGCGTAGTCGCCCACGATGCCCAGGTGCTGCGGGTCGCGCTCGATGGCCAGCACCAGCACGGCGCCCAGCTCGATCGCGTGGATGGGCTGCATGTGCGCGGCGCACAGCCCGGCCAGGGTGCCATCGGGGTTGCGCGGATAGTCGGCGATGTCCCACCCGGCGGGCACCAGGCCCAGCGCGCGGGCGGTGCAGATGACCAGGCCGGCGCAGTCCAGCGCGGTGCGCGGCAGGCGGGCCTGGTGCATCCACGTGGTGCCCAGCATGCCGCGGGCGGTGGCCACCACCTGGCTGGCGGTGACAGAGGGGGCGCTGGGTGCGGTCATGCGCTGGCGTCCGGGGTGGCGGTGAGCGCGTCGACGCCGGGCAGGTCCGGCTCGCCCTGGAAGTTGACGACGTTGCCGAACTTGTCGCGGCAGTCGCTGCGGCGCTTGCGGCAGCCGGCCAGGGCACTGAGCGTGTCGCCCACCACCAGGTCGCGCTGCAGCGGGCTGAGCAGCTCGATGACGCCACCGGTGCTGTGCGTCTTGATCTTGGCCTTCAGGCCCGCATTGGCGCCACCGGTGAAGGTGGCCAGGCCCTCGCTGAACCAGTCGACGGCTCGTGCGGTGCTCACGGTGAAGATCCGGCGCGGGTCGGTGATGCCGGTGATGGTGAGCGCGTCGGTCCACGCCGGGGCGCTGAGGCCGCAGATGTTGTTGCCGTTGGGGCTGGGCTGGTCGGCCAGGCGCGCGCGGCAGGTCTTGCTGGTGACGCTGCCCAGGGGCTGCTGCAGGTACTGCTGCAGGCCGCGCAGCTCGGCGCGGATGGTGCCGAGCTGCTGGGTAATGTTGCCGACGATGCCGGCCAGCAGGTACTCCACGCCGTCGGCCGGGCTGGCCCAGTTGTAGCGGAAGATCAGGAACTTGGCGTTCTGCCAGACGCCGGCGCGGATGTCCGCATGGTCGAAGAGGCTGCCGTCGTCCAGGGTGGTCAGCTCCAGGCTGTCGACGCCGAAGCCGGCGGTGCTGTCGATGTTGCTGATGGTCAGGCCCTGGTCGGCCCTGTAGGTGACGCCATCGATCGGCTCACTCCGCCCGGCACTGGTGAAGGCGAAGACCTGGCCGTCCGACCGGGTGATGCGCAGCGCATGCGCCAGCGTGGTGGTGTCGCCCGCCTGGTGGGCAGCCAGCGCGATGGGGATGGTCTTCACGCCGGCACCTCGACGATGCGGATGTTGTCCCAGCCGTACACCAGGCCGCTGGTGTTGCGGCTGACGATGCGGCCCTGCATGGCGTCCACGTCGAAGCGCATGGGCACATCGAACTCGCCGCGCCAGGCAATCGCGTCGGCCACCTTGCCGCCGGGGTAGACGGCACCGGTGCCGGCCGCGGTGATCGTCTTGCCGGTGGTGGCCACGGGCAGCGTGTAGACGGCGCCGGCGACGGCGCTGATGGTGTGGGCCTGGCCGTTGAGCAGCGCTGCATCAGCCCCGCCCAGGCTGGACAGGTACAGCTTGTCGCCCACGCCCACGCTGGCCAGCGCGGCATTGAGCGTGACCTGCGTGGTGGCGCCGACGGCCACCGCGGTGACGTTGCCCGTGGCGGCGGCCACCCAGGTGACCAGGCCCGTGGCCGTGTCCAGCGTGTAGTGGGCGCCTGCCGTGAGCGTGGCGGCCCCGTTCTTCACGATGACCGTGCCGGCCACGGGCTTGGCGATCTTGCGGTCCAGCGGCAGGGTGCCGATGGTGTATCGCTTGTGCAGCTGGCCGGTGGGCATGCCGGGCGTGGCGATGACGCCCTCGGTGAGCGACACGGCGTAGTCCGTCCAGTCCCTGTAGCGCCAGCCGTACAGGCGGCCGCGGGCCGTGTAGAAAAAGGCGCGCAACGCCAGGAAGTCGCTGCTGGACTTGATGCCCTGGGACACGTCCCACTCGTGCTTGGGGTACTCCCAGTTGCCGTTGCGCTGCTCGCCGCCGGCGGCGCCCTTGGCCACGTCGGTGCTGAACACCGGGCCGCCGACGGCGCCGAAGGCGATGCGGTCAGGGAAGCGGGGGGACTCGATGAAGGCCATGGGCAGCGACCTCAGCTGTTGCGGCGGCGCGCGGTGTCCAGCCCGCGTGCGGCCGCGGCCGCCGCCTGCTGCTGGGTGCGCGGGTCGGCAGGGCTGGCGAGGTGGAAGGTCTGGTAGACCGTCAGGCCACCACCACCGCCTTGCATGGCCGGCTGAAAGATGCGGCGGGTCTGGTCGGCGTTGAAGATGCGGGCCGGGCCGGTGGCCTGCAGCTCGGGCCCGCGCTCGCCCACGATGCGCAGGCCGCCCATGTGGTCGCCGCCGTCGGCAAAGCCCGGCAGGGCCGCCATCAGCCAGTCCAGGCCCTGCTTGGCCAGGCCGCCGAGGTTGCCGGTCTTGGCGAAGTCATCACCCAGCAGCGCGTTGCCCAGCTTGGCCGCCAGGGCCTGGGCGACCATGCGGTTGACGGTGTCGGCCCACAGGTCAAGGATGCCGTCGAAGTCGCCCTTCATGGTGCGCAGCACCGTCTCGCCCAGGGTGTCCTGGATATTGCGCGCGGCCTGGGCAGCGAACTCGTTCATCTTCTCCTGCGCGGCCTCGGTGACGCCGGCGATGCCCTTGACGATCTTTTCCAGCTCATCGGGCGAGAAGGTCTCACCCATGGCCAGGCGTGCTTCCAGGCGTGCAGTCAGTGCCTGCTTGCGCGCGTCCTCGATCCGACCTGCGAACTTCATCAGCTCTTCGTCCAGACCCGACAGTTCCTTCGCTTGACGCTCCATCTCTGCGGTCATCGCCTTGGCAAACTCCGCACCGCGCTTGCGCATGTCGATCTCACGCGCCAGCTGCAGGACAACTGCGGCCGAGCCTTGCTCGGCGCCGTTCCATCCCAGCTTTTGCAGCTCAATGACCGCCTCTTCGGCTGCGCTCAAGTCTTGGACTTTGACCAGCTGCTTCCCGAGCTGATCGATGTAGTGCATCAGCGCCTTGGTCGATTCGTCGATCTTCTCCTTCGGTGCCGCAGACGACTTGGCAGGCAGCTGGCCGACGCTGGGCAGCGCGAGCGGCGGATTGATGAAGCCGCGGCCGGCGCCCGCCTGGCTGGTACCGATGCCCAGCAGTGCGCGCCTGGCCGCCTGCAGTGACTCGGCCAGGCCCTTGGCCTGGGCATCGATGCGCGCCAGCTCGGCCAGCGCGCCGGCGTTGTTCGGGTCACCCTCCAGGATGGAGAGCGGGCGCACCCGGTCACGCGCCAGCCCCACCAGGCGGTAGGTCGCGATCAGCTGCTGCACCCGGGCATCCAGCGAGTCCAGACCCAGCAGCTTGCCGATGTCGCCCTGGCGCAGCGCTTCCAGTGTGCTGTTGACAGCCGGCAGCAGCGAGGAGGTGAGCGTGCGGGCGGTATCCGCGATGGTGGCGCGCAGTGCCGACAGCTGCTTGTTGAAGCGTTCGGCCTCCTCGGCCTGTTCTTTGGTGATCTTGGCGTTCACCTCACCGGCCTCGCCCAGGTCCTTGAGCAGCGGGGCCAGCTCGCGGGCGCTCTTGCCCAGCAGCTCCTGCACCAGGCGGGCCTTGCTGCCGTCGTCCTGGTACTGGGCCAGGGCCTGCGCCACCTTGGCCAGGGCATCCACGGGGTCGGACTTGCGCAGCTCGTCGGCGCTGAGGCCGATGGCCTTGAGCGCGCGGCTGGCGGTGCTGTCGGGGTCGGTGTCGTTCAGCGCGGCGTTGAGCTTGACCACCGCGGCCTCGGCCACCTGGGCCGAGGTGCCGGTGCGCTCGGCCACATCCACCAGGCCCGACAGCTTGCCGATGGTGCTGCCGGTGGCGTCGGCCATGTCGTTCAAGCTGTCCAGGAAGTCGACGTTCTGGCGCAGCGCCTCGACTAGGCTGTAGCCGGCCAGCGCCCCGCCGGCACCGGCGAGCACGGTGCCGAGCGCCTTGGCGCTCTTGTCCCACGCCGCTTGCACGGCGGCGGCCTGCTTCTCCGCGATGCGCGCGGCGCGGTTCATGCCCTCCTCGAAGCGCGCCAGGCGCGCTTCGAGGTCGATGGACAGGGTGGCCAAGGCCATGGTCAGGTTTCCTCGGTGGCAGTGGGCTTGCCGCGGCGGTTGGCGAGCACCTCAAGCCGCAACATCAGCCCCTCGATGTCGGTCACGCCCAGCAAGCCGGCCCACAGCTCGACGCCCGCCCAGTCGAAGCCGCCGGCGCCATTGCTCAGGACGTTGGCGATGCGGATGGCGGTGTTGTCGTCGTCCGTGTACTCGGGCTGGTCATCGCCCTCGAACTGGACGCCAGCCTGGGCGTCCAGCCGGGCCGTCAGTTTTTTTCGACGGCGGCGCGGCGCTGCAGGTGCGCCTGGATCTCGTCCACCAGGTGGGCCGTGCATGCGGCAAGCCAGGCGGAGCGATCAGCGATGACCACGGCCCAGAGCTCGCGGTCGAAGGGCACCAGGTCGGAGCCGCCGATGGACTCGCCGAGCAGGTCTTCCTCGGTGATGCCTTCCCAGTCCTGCGCGGCATCGACCACAGCCGCCCGCATGCGCTCCTGGAACGGCTGGTCGCCCCCCTTGCCGAAACGCCCGAGGTCGGTCTCGGGCGGGCGCCGCAGCTTGACGCGCAGCACCGGCTTGCCATCGGCCGCCGGCCGCAGCACGCACCAGCTGTCGCGCTGGCCGAGGATCTGGGCAATCAGCGCGCGGCTCACGGCGCGCCCTCGATGACCAGGCCCTTGACCGTGACGTTGAAGCTGCCGGTGCCCAGCTGGCCCTTCTGCACGTCTTCGCCCGGCAGGCTGGGCTGGCCACGGAAGACGCGCACGGCCCCGGTCTTCAGCGTGATGCGGAAGACCAGGTACGCGCCCTTGCGCGCCGCCTTCTTCACCAGCTGCATGCCCTCGCTGGACACGTCTTCGGCGTTGACCGGGATGGTGACGGACTGCGCCGCGAGCAGGCCGTTCTCCTCCTGCTTGATGATGTCCAGCAGCGTGGTGGCGTCGAGCTTCTCGGCCTCGCCGCCGCCGATCTGGTACGCCGTGGCCGGGGTGACGGTGGCCCAGACCGTGATGGGCACCAGCTCGGCCGTGCCGCTGAAGGCGGGGAAGTCGGTCGAGTCCATGTCCTCGATGTCGAAGCTGGACCCCGACGCCGCGGCCAGCCGCACGGCCTGGCCTTCCAGCTGCACCATGCCTTCCACGCTGCGCAGGTAGGCCACGCTCTTGGCGGTCAGGCCGTGCGCCGCGTCGGTGGTGCCCACGGGCGGGCTGGCCTGGGTGATGGCGGTGACGTTCTTGGCGGTGCCTTCGGTCTTGCCGACCTCGACCTTCACGCCGCGGCCTACGATGTTGCCCATGTCGATTTCCTTTCAGGGTGCTGGGGGATGGAGCCGGCTGGGCCGGGCATGAAGAAGGGGCCGGCCTCTTGCGAGTGCCGGCCCCTGGGACTGGGGTGCTGGTGACGGTCGATCAGGTCCAGATGTCGACGTTCCAGACGCCTGCACGGGCGCCGATGTCGGGATCGATCGCGTTGGGGTCGGCCTGGTCGGGCGGCATGCCGGCAGCGGCGAGCGCGGCCTCGACCACACGGTGCACCTGGGCCGACTGGGCGCGGGTAGCGCCCCAGCTTTCGACCTGGAACACCTCCTGCCTTGCGTGCAGGCTGCCGTCCAGGTTGCGGTGCGGGATGTCGTCGACCTGCTTGAACACGATGAACGGGTAGGCATCGGACTCGACGGCCAGGTCTTCGCGCACGCGTTCGCCCACCAGGCTGACCAGGGCCGGCCAGGCCAGCAGCGCGGCGCGCAGGTCTTCAGCGGCTTCGCTCACAGCGGGTCCTTGGGGTTGAAGTTGAGCTTGCGCAGCTGGGGCCCCAGCGTGCGCTCAAAGGCCCGCAGGGCGTCCGGCAGCTGGGCGGCGGCGGGCTGCAGATAGGGCAGCGGCCGCATGCGCTTGGTGCCGAACTCCACGAAGCGCCAGTAGAAGGGGTCCGTCGGCTTCTTTGCCCCGCGCTGGGCGCCCTTGGCGGGCTTGACGTTGACGAACACGCCCACCGCCCCCTGCTGCCGCGCCTGTTTGCTGGTGCGCACGCGCAGCGCACTGGCCAGGGTGCCGGGCCTGCGCTCACCACGCTGCACCGCCCGCGCCTGCGGCTGGATGCGCGGCGCCGCCTTCTTGGCCGCATCACGCACCAGGCGTGCGCCGGCTGCCAAAGCGTTGCGCAGCGCGCGGCGGCGCAGCTTGTCGGGCAGGCCCAGCAACACGGCCTTGAGCTGGTCCAACCCTTGGACCTTGGCGCTGAAGTCATCGCCCATCGCGGATCCCCGAGGTGCTCATGATCTCGATGGTGCGGCGCACGCCATCGACATCAATGGGCTCGCCCACGATCTCGTAGGCCACGCCGTCGCACAGCACACGGTGCACCGACGTGACGCCGGGCCGGTAGCGGATGCGCCAGCGCACGTCCACAGGCGCCTGCATTTGGCCGGCGGCCAGGAACTCGCGGCCGCGCAACGGCTGCTTCTCAGCGAAGGCGGTGGCCACCGTGGTCCACACGGGCACGCGCTCGCCGCGGGCGTTGGTGGTGTCGCTACGCTGCTGCAGCGAGATCTGCCAGCGCAGCTTGCCGGCGGTGACGTGCTCATAGGCCATGGTGGCGATCCGTCAGGACAGCAGCAGCTCGCCGGCGAGCAGGCCTGCGAGCTGGGGGTGGGCGCGCAGCTCGCCGCGCTGCACGGCCTCGGGGTGATCCAGCCAGGCGGTGACCACGGCCTTGATGTACTGCTTGACGCACTCGGGCACGGTGGCCGGCGGATCGGCCGGGCCGGCCGTGATGGTGATGCGCACGCGCTCGCCCACCGCGACCTGGCCCAGCGCCGGCCAGCAGGTGCCGAGCGCCGGCGCCAGCACGGTGCCGCTGCCGTCGTCAGCCCACGCGAAAGCGGACGGCGCCAGCGACTGCCACACGGCGCCGTCCCAGTAGCTGATGGCGACGGCCCGCGGCGCGTTGACGTACAGGCGCCGCCCGACCGCGGGCCAGTCGGTCAGGCGCTCGACCACCTGCGCATCGTGGTACAGCCGGCCGGTGATGGTCTCGGCCGACTGGCGGGCGGTCACGATCAGGCTGGCGACCAGGGCGTCCAACAGCGCATCGGTGTCCGGCAACTGCTTGGCGGCGAACTTGGCCTCGGCAACGGTGACGGGCTCGGGCATTTCTGTACCTCGGTCTGGGGGCTTGGATCAGGCGGGCATCAGGTCGGCGGTCACGAACACCGACTGAGTGCTGGGCTCTTCGGTGATGACGCGCCCCCTCTGCGTCGTGCGCTGCCGGACCGGTCCCAGCGCACAGCAGAACATCACCACTTGGCCATCCATCTCTGTGGGCTCGCTGGTCACTCGCAGGCCGTGCTCGCGCTCGGCCGGCAGCGCGCCGTGCCAGCCGTGCGATCCGGGCTTGATCAGCACCTTGTCGCCGCGGCGCGGCTGCCAGAAGAGGTCCATTTCGGTCACAGCATCACCTCTGGCGGGTGGGATCAGAGCCGACGCGCGAGCCGCACGTTCTCGTAGACCTGGAAGGCGCGCGTGCGCTCCGGGCCCACGTCGATCAGGCCGGCCAGTTCGTACCAGGCCTTCTCGGCGGCATCGAGCGCACGGTGCGCGGCTGTGCGTGCGGCGTCGATCTTCTGCGCCTCGGTGGCAGCCGGCGGGTGCTCGGCCTTGCCGGTGCAGTAGCCGTTGCAGTGGGCGTCGCCCTGGTGGCAGTCGACGCCGCAGATCATCACTTGCTTCATGGTGGTCCTGGGGTTGCTGCCGGTCACCACCGGCAGGTGATGGGAGTCGAGCCGTGTACTGGCTTGATGCATAGTCACCGACACGATGCAGTGGGAGATGGCGCGGTGGTGATCGAAGAGGATGACAACAAGCGACGTCGAAACTTAACGACATATTCTCTATTTATATGGTCGTCATGGTTTCTAGACATTAATTTAAAAGGTCTGACATCACTGATTTGCACCAATTGCGCGTCACCAATTGAGCCCTGGCGTTACGCCGCACTGACGATTGCCGTTCTGGTGTATCTTGTTTGGCGCTACGTGGTTAGAGAAATAGATCCGCCAAGAGCCGGAGCACCGTATCACGGTTGGAAGGACTGGCGTGACGCCGCTCCTGCCGCGGATATCGAATACCACAAGATAATAAACAAAGCGTTCTTCAAAGAAGTGCTGAGGCTTTGGAAAAACTCTCAGTCAATTACCACCAAGCCACGCCTTGTGGAAAGCGTCGAATTCTTGTCCAACCTTCGAGAAAGCTTCGCAAATCAGCAGGGAAATCCAAAGATTCAAGCTCAAATCCAAAATGCGTCTGTTAGGAATTTGACAAAGGCACAAGACTGGCTTTCTTTGGAGCCAACCTACGGCACCGGCGAGTTCGAGTTTGAGTTCACCACACAGCAACATGCAAAGGATCAGCTATTATTCCAAGACATTCGGATCAAGATTCCTGCGTGGCGAGATCGCATTTGGCGCATCAGGGCCAGATTACGGGTCCACTTGACTACAAATCTCGCAGTCGATGTATGGATTCCATATTACTTGGCTATGGCAGCCGCCTACGCAATCGTAGAGCGATACATATCTGCCGCGTAGGACGAGCACACATGCACTTTGGCAATTGATTGGCTATCGGAACCAGGAGCTATTCAGCGGACCTTGCGCAGCGACGCGCGACCGAATCGCACCGTGGCCGAGCCGGCAGCGCCGAAGAATGCGCGGAGTTGCGGGCGGCAGCGCGTGACCGCGCCGGCCGGGATGGTGAAAGGCTCGGTTCGCAGCAGTCCCGACCAGGCCGCGGACGGCATGGAGGACCCCGCCAGGCGGTTGAAGGCCGTGGGCGTGATGGTGGTGCCGCCGACGATCATGTTGATCGCGGCTTGCACGCCCTCCAGCGAGGTGTGCCCGGCATCCACCTCCACCTCCACCTCCATCACCACGGTGTCGCCGGCGAACACCCGGGTGATGTAGTCGCCGCCCTGCAGGTACACATCGCCGGCGCCGCCTGCCGTGATCGCGAGTTGCTGCCAGCGGCCCAGGCCATCGCTGCGCACGCTGTTGGTGGTAGTGGTGCTCGTGTTGTTCTCGTACTTTGTCCAGGCCGACGCCAGGCCAGCCGTCTGCGAACTCCCGAACAGCGGGTCATCGAGGATCTGGTCGTTGTTGCTGACCTTGATCGTGCCGGTAGCGGCGCCGCTGGCAGTGCAGGCGAAGGTCAGCGTTCCGGTGGTCGGTACCGAGTCCACCACCCACGACCCGTTATAGCCGGCCGGCGTGGCGCCCTCGACCGTGATCTTGTCGCCCGGCAGCAGGTTGTGCGCCGCCAGCGTTGCGGTGGCCGTCGTGCCGTCGCCCGTCAGCGAGGTCAGCGTGCGCTGCGCCGCCAGGTAGCTGTCGCCCACGCCAGTCGGTCCCTCGTCCAGCGGCGCGATCAGGCTGCGCACGCCATCCGCGATGGCCTTGCCGACGTAGTACGCGCCCAGCGTGCCGATGTGCGTGGTGTCGGCGTAGTAGCCGCTGACCGGCGCAGAGTCCGACGATGCCGGGTCGGTGACCGCCGCGCAGCCGTCCACCACGATCATGCCCGGCGTGGCGGCGCAGAACGCTTTGATCCAGCGGTTGACCTGCTGGATGCGGCCCATCAGACCGCGGGAGTACAGCGGATGAGCCGCGGTCGGCGGCAAGATCGTGATGGCCACGACGCGCTTGCCCGATGCGCGCAGGGCCTCGTAGATCGCCTGCAGGTTGGCCGTGACCACCGCGGGGGCGTAGAGGTTGCCGGCCAGGTCGTTGATGCCCCCGAGCACCACGGCCCACGACGCCTGGACGGCCGCCGCGGCGCTGACGCGCGCCAGCATCATCTCGGTGGTGTCGCCGCCCACGCCGAGATTGGCCACCACGTCCAGCCGGCGGCGGCCCAACAGCGCGTTCGCCCAGGTCATGTAGCCGCGCGACTGGTTGGCGGTCGCGTTGCTGACCGTGGCGTTGTTGTACTGCGTGATCGAGTCGCCGAACAGCACAGCCCGATTCGCCGCCTGAATCCCATGTACTGACACCAGGGCTTTGTTGGCGGCAACGGCGGCGGCAGCGGCAGCAGGGGTGCCGGTATCGATCGTCTCGGCATCGCCCCAGGAGCCAGCGAAGGATGGGATCAGGTGCTCGCCGCCGCGCCGATCACGGAAGCCGGCGACGCGCCCATCGGCGTCCATGAGCCATTCAACGCCGTCCCGAGAGACTTTCCACTTCGGCAT